GCGGTAGACTTTGGACGTAAGGTACGTAACCTTATATCTACAGATGAGTACAATTCCATATTCCCTACAGTGAAGCTGGCGATAGATTCTAAGTCTGCTGGACGTTGGAACACTAATTCAGGAGGTGAATATTATGCGTGTGGTATTGGTTCCTCTATTGCTGGTCGTGGCGCTGACCTCCTGCTCGTTGACGATCCCCATTCCGAACAAGATGTCATTAACGGAAATTTTGAAGTCTTTGAAAAAGCATACGAGTGGTTCACCTTCGGAGCGCGTACACGATTAATGCCGGGAGGCCGTGTAGCTATCATACAAACCAGATGGCACATGGATGATCTGACAGGACGAGTCGTGCGGGACATGGGACAGAACGAACGGTCTGACCAGTATGATGTGGTCGAGTTTCCAGCTATACTGGACATAATAAACAAGAAAACCAAGAAGTCAGAACAGAAACCCCTGTGGCCTGAGTTCTTTGATCTGGAAGCTCTACTACGCACTAAGGCGTCTATGCCTGCGTTTCAGTGGAACGCGCAGTATCAACAAGAACCGACCGCAGAAGAAGCCGCACTTATCAAACGTGACTGGTGGGGTGTATGGAAGCACGAGCATCCACCTGAGTGTGAATACGTTATCATGTCTTTGGATGCGGCAGCAGAGACACACAACCGTGCTGACTACACAGCATTGACGACATGGGGTGTGTTTTTGAATGAGGAAGAGGACAATTATAATATTATATTGCTAAATAGCATAAAAAAGCGTATGGAATTTCCAGAGCTTAAGCAGCTTGCCATGGAAGAATATGAAGACTGGGAGCCAGACGCGTTTATCGTTGAGAAGAAAAGTTCTGGCGTGGCTCTGTATCAGGAGATGCGCAGGTCAGGATTGCCTGTACAGGAATACACCCCACATAGAGGTTCAGGAGACAAGTTGGCCCGTCTAAACTCTGTATCTGATATCGTAGCATCGGGCTTATGCTGGGTTCCAGAGACCCGCTGGGCAGAAGAAGTGGTGGAAGAGATTGCAGGATTCCCGTTTATGAGCCATGATGACCTAGTTGATTCAACAGTTATGGCCCTTATGCGATTCCGCCAAGGGGGCTTTATACGTCTACCTAGTGATGAACCTGAAGAACAACGATACTTTAAGCGACGCGGCAGCGGATACTATTAGGGGTTAATATTATGGCGATTGAAAAAGGGTTATACCAAGCTCCAGCAGGTATGGATGAAGAGATGCCAGAAGGTGATATGCCACAGGCAGATCTGGAGATTGAGATTGTTGATCCAGAAATGGTTACACTAGATGATGGTAGTGTAGAAATAACTATTATTCCCGGTCAGGAATCAGGCGATATGCCGTTCGATGGTAACCTAGCTGAAGCGATGGAGGAAGGTGACCTTGCATCGTTAGCTGAAGAACTGATTGGCCTTATTGATTCTGACCTTGATAGCCGCAAAGAGTGGGCAGACACATTTGTAGATGGTCTGGATGTATTGGGGTTAAAGTACGAAGAGCGTACCGAGCCTTGGGAAGGCGCCTGCGGTGTGTACTCTACAGTGCTAGCAGAAGCAGCCATCAGGTTCCAAGCTGAGACTATGAGCGAGACATTCCCTGCGCTTGGCCCAGTAAAAACAAAGATTCTAGGTGAAGAGACTAGAGAGAAGACTGAAGCCGCAGCCCGCGTCAAAGCCGACATGAACTTTGAGCTTACCGAGAATATGGTAGAGTACCGCCCAGAGCATGAGCGTATGTTATATAGCTTGGGACTAGGCGGGTCGGCGTTTAAGAAGGTATACCATGACCCCAACATAGGGCGTCAGGTTGCGTTGTTTATACCCGCAGAAGATTGTATCGTGCCGTACAGCGCGTCACATATTGAGACTGCGGAGCGTGTCACGCATGTTATGCGTAAGACAAAGAACGAGCTTAAGAAGTTACAGGCTAGTGAGTTCTACCGTGACGTGGATCTTAATGAGCCAGAGCCTTACCACTCTGATATTGAGATACGTAAGGCTGAAGAGGGTGGTTACTCTCTGACTGATGATGATCGGTATGCACTGTACGAAGTACATGCTGACCTTGTAGTTGAAGGGTTTGATGATTTTGAAGAAGAGATCGGCAAGCCATATGTTGTTACTATAGAGCGTGGGTCAGGGGAAGTTCTTGCAATTAGACGTAACTGGAACCCTGAAGACCCACTCAAACTGAAGCGCCAGCACTTTGTACATTACCCATATGTACCGGGATTTGGCTTTTATGGTCTTGGGCTTGTCCACATTATTGGTGGATACGCACGAGCAGGAACCTCCTTGATACGCCAACTTGTCGATGCCGGTACGCTCGCTAATTTGCCCGGTGGACTAAAGTCCCGTGGGCTGCGTATCAAGGGGGATGACTCTCCGATTGAGCCGGGAGAGTTTAAAGATGTGGATGTACCGTCAGGTAGTATCCGTGACAACATCATGCCCCTACCGTACAAGGAACCATCTCAGACACTTCTAGCTTTGCTAGATAAAATCACTAACGAAGGCCGCAGACTGGGCGCTATTAGCGACATGAACATATCTGATATGTCAGCTAATGCTCCGGTAGGCACAACGCTGGCGCTCTTGGAGCGTACACTAAAGCCAATGGCTGCAGTACAAGCCCGTGTTCATTATGCTATGAAGCAGGAGTTCAAGCTCCTTAAAGCTTTAATGGCAGAATACGCGCCAGCAGAGTATGCGTATCAGCCTGTTAGGGGGGAAGTATCTGCCCGTCAGTCTGACTATACGATGGTGGATGTTATTCCCGTTAGTGATCCTAACAGTTCTACCATGGCACAGCGGGTTGTTCAGTATCAGGCTGTTCTGCAGATGTCATCTCAGGCACCGCAGATTTACGACCTACCACAATTACACAGACAGATGATCGAAGTTCTTGGAGTAAAGAACGCAGACAAACTTGTTCCTATAAAGGACGATATGAAACCTGCAGATCCTGTCAGTGAGAACATGAACGCACTTATTGGTAAGCCTATGAAGGCGTTTATCTATCAAGACCATGAAGCACACATCGGCACCCACATGGCGTTTATGCAAGATCCATCGGTTATGGGTGCTATTGGACAAAACCCACAAGCACAACAGATTATGGCATCCCTGCAAGCCCATATTGCAGAGCATCTTGGGTTCAAGTACCGCAAAGATATTGAAGAAAAACTCGGTGCGCCACTACCAGCACCAAACGAAGAGCTTCCAGAAGATATCGAAGTGCAGCTTGCACGGGTAGTTGCAGAAGCTGGCAAGCAGCTTACACAGGCAAATCAGCAAGAAGCCGCACAGAAACAGGCACAACAGCAGCAACAAGATCCTATCATTCAGATGAAACAAGCTGAACTGCAGATCAGGCAGGCAGAAGAACAACGTAAGACTCAGAAAGATGTTGCTGACATACAGATCAAACAGGAAGAGCAGAAACGCAAACTTACTAAAGATATGGTTGATGCGAAACTTGAAGAACAACGAATTGAACTTGAAACCCTAGAAGTTGGTATAGACGCTAAAAAGGCTGGCGTAAAAATGCGGGCAGACAAACAGGCCAACAGAACTAAAACAGAACTGGAGATAGCCAGACTTGCCGCAACCAACAAGAAGGAGCCTAGCTAATTATGGCTAAAACCGTCCTTGACGTGCTTAACGATAGAATTAACGAGGATAAAACCTCTGCACTAGAGTTTATCGGTGCTGGTGGAGCTAAAGATTTCCCTCAGTACAAAGAAGCAACAGGTTTCATTCGAGGTCTAGAAACTTGCCTTAACTACGTAAACGACCTCTCGCGCAATCAAATGGAAGATGATGATGACTGAAGCAATCAAAAAAATTACTCCTGATGAAGATTGGGATGCACAACTACCCAAGCCTTGTGGATACCGCTTACTGGTAGCGTTACCTGATATAAGTGATACCTACGAAGGCAGCAGCCTACTTAAGACCGATGGTGAGAAACATAAAGAATACATCATGTCGATCATGGGTGTGGTTATTGATATGGGCGATGCCGCCTATAGCGATAAAGACCGATTCCCTACAGGAGCATGGTGTGGAGTTGGTGATTACGTAATGTTTCGTATGAACACTGGCACCCGTTTTAAAGTAAATGGTAAAGAGTTTCGTTTGATGAATGACGATTCTATTGAGGCAGTTATACCTGACCCCCGTGGAATCTGCAGAGTATAGGAGTTTAGCATGGCGTTTCAAAAAGTAGAGTATGAGTTTCCTGATGAGCAGGAAAAGAAACCGGATATTGAAGTGGAGAGTTCCAGTGCAATCGAAATTGACCTATCTGGGAAAAAGCCTGCAGAGCCTAAACCAGAACCTGAGAGTAAAAGTAATACTAGTGATGACGGACTTGAAATTGAAGTTGTTGATGACACGCCAAAAGCTGATAGAGGGCGTAAGACTTCTGAGCCACCGTCTGATGTCACTGATGAAGAACTTGAAGAATACTCTGACAAGGTCAAAAACAGGATCAAACATTTCAGCAAAGGCTACCACGACGAAAGGCGGGCAAAAGAAACAGCCCTCCGCGAAAGACAAGAATTAGAAGCATATGCCAAAAAGCTGGTAGATGAGAACAAAGAATTAAAAGGCACAGTTGGTAAAAATCAATCAACTATGCTTGAGCAAGCTAAACGTTCTGCTACAGGTGAGCTAGAACAGGCCAAAGCTAAATATAAAGTAGCGTATGAGTCTGGAGACGCAGAAGCAGTCGTTGAAGCACAAGAAAGCCTAACGTCTGCCAAGATTAAGGCTGATAGGCTAAATAATTTCAAACTTCCCGCTTTACAGGAAGAAGAAACTCCTGTTAACTTATCAACAGAAACCGCTCCACCGGTAGATACACGGGCTAATGAATGGGCAGCAGCTAATTCATGGTTCGGGTCAGACGATGAGATGACCGCTCTAGCGATGGGGTTGCACAGTAAGCTTCAGAAGGATGGCATTGCCATTGGGAGCGACGAATACTACGAGAGAATTGATTCTCGTATGCGCCAAGTATTCCCCGATAGTTTCGAGGATGCTGAAGTAGAAGTCGAGAAGCCTAAGAGACAAGCAAATGTGGTTGCACCCGCAACGCGGAGCGCAGCGCCAAAGAAAATAACGCTAACGCAAACACAAGTGTCTATAGCTAAACGACTCGGAGTACCCTTAGAACTATACGCCCAAAAGGTTGCAGAAGAAATGAGGAAAAACTAATGGCTGAAAACCGTATTAACCGTGAAGAGACCACCCACGAAAAAACGACTCGTACTAGAGCTTGGCAAAGACCAGAGACACTGCCCTCACCGAATCCCGAGCCGGGTTATGCATTTCGTTGGATTAGAGTCGCCACGCAGGGGCAAACCGACGCCACCAATGTTTCTTCCAAGTTTCGTGAAGGTTGGGAGCCTGTAAAAGCTACAGACCATCCTGAGATTACAATGGTTACTATCGAGAACGAGAAGTTCAAAGATAATGTTGTAATTGGAGGTCTAATCCTTTGCAAAGCTCCAAATGAATTGATTGAAGAACGCACCGAGTATTACGAACAGCAAACACGGGGCCAGATTGAATCAGTTGATAACAACCTTATGAGAGAGAACGATCCCCGTATGCCGCTCTTCCATGAGCGGAAATCAAAAGTTACTTTTGGTCAAGGGGGTTAGACATAAACCTTTGTTATCTGGAGACAAATAGATGGCATATCCTACCATTGATGCCCCATATGGCCTAAAACCAATCGGAATGATTGGTGGTCATAGTTATGTGGGCGCCACACGTAAGATTCCTATCGCTTCAAACTACGGTACAGGCATCTTTAATGGAGATGTGGTACAGTATACGAACGATGGAACAATCATTATCACTACACTACAGAACAATACTTCAGTAGTTGCTGGTGTTATTGGTGTATTCTTGGGTTGTAGCTTTACAGATCCAAATACAGGTCAATTGACCTTCCGCCAAGACTATCCTGCTAGTACAGTAGCGTCTGACATCGAAGCATTTGTATGTGACGATCCAAACGTTCTGTTTAAAGTAGTAAACTGCACTAGCGCATCTGCTGACGGTGCCACTGGTGGTCTACTACCTGCATTCATTACCCGTGCTAACGCTATTTCGTGTAATGCAGAACTTGTACTCAACACTGGCCTGACAGCTTCAGGTAACAGTCGTATGGGTGCTTTCGCCAATAACGTAGCAACAATTCTACCACTTACTGTTGTTGACGTTGTCCCTGACACAAAAAACAGCTCTGGTAACTTTGTTGAACTTATTGTTAAGCTCACACAAGGCTATCACCGCTACCAGCAAACCGCTGGCGTATAGGAGGAGTAGATAATGGCTATTTCACGCGCACAACTACTTAAAGAACTCCTTCCCGGTCTAAACGCTTTGTTTGGCTTGGAGTACGCTAAGTATGGTGAAGAACATGGGGAAATCTTTGAAACAGAGACTTCCGATCGTTCATTTGAAGAAGAGACAAAGCTGTCAGGATTTTCTGCTGCACCTGTTAAAAACGAAGGCTCTGCCATCGAATATGACAATGCACAGGAAGCATTCACAGCTCGTTACTCACACGAAACCGTTGCAATGGGTTTCTCAATTACTGAGGAAGCTATTGAGGATAACTTGTATGACTCACTGTCATCTCGTTATACTAAAGCATTGGCTCGTGCGATGGCGTACACAAAACAAGTTAAGGCAGCTACAATTCTGAATAATGCCTTTGCTTCTGGTACTACATATGGTGACGGTAAGTCACTTTGTGCTACTGACCACCCATTAATCTCTGGTGGTACAAACTCTAACGAACCTACAACTGCAGCGGATCTTAACGAGACTTCACTTGAAGCCGCTATTATCCAGATTGCTGGTTGGACTGACGAGCGTGGACTGCTGATAGCATCAAAAGCCCGCAAGCTGGTTATCCCACCGAATCTGCAGTTTGTGGCAACTCGTTTGTTGGAGACTGAAGGACGCGTAGGTACAGCGGACAACGACCTTAATGCACTTCGCAATAACGGTTCTGTTCCTGAAGGTTACACTGTCAATCACTACCTGACAGATACCGATGCGTGGTTCCTGATGACAGACGTTCCTAACGGTCTGAAGCACTTCACACGTAGCCCGATGGCTACCTCTATGGATGCTGATTTTGATACTGGCAACAGCCGGTACAAAGCCCGTGAGCGTTACTCATTCGGTGTGTCCGATCCGTTGGGCATCTTCGGTTCACCCGGAGCATAAACATATTAGAGGGGGGTGGCTTGCCACTCCCTTCTTTTTCATATAC